TATACCTATCTTCTTATCGTTTATCTCTAACATTTCCCATTCATTTAAAAACTTAGCACGAAGTATATCGTGGACTTCATTTGGAAAGTAGCCTAATTCTTCTGATAGTGTTTGTACTATACATTTCCAATAATAATTATTCTGCATATTAGACCTATTGTTTCTTTGTTTCTTGACCTCTACTATGTAGTCGTTTTCTAATTCCTTTAGATAGTTTATTAAACTTAGTTTATCTTGCTTATCCTTAATTACAAACTTCATTAGTCAAATGGTTCATTAACACCTCTTTCTCCTAATAGTTTTTCTTTTGCCCCTTCCCAGAGCATATGACCTTTTTTACTTAGTGTAGGTTCTGTTCTTATAAGACTAGGAAAGCCGTTAAACTCTTTTTCTACTTCTTGTAGCCATTCATTACACTTTTCACAATATGCTTCTTGTGTTCTTACCTTACCATCTATTACTTTAATGGTAGCCTTCATTAAGTCTTTCGTTTCATTACAAGTATTGCATATAAACCTTATCATTGTCTTACTCCTGTTGGCGATAATGCTCCTGTTCTTGTTTTAGAAGTCAATACATCTAATTCAAAGTGTAAATGATTAATAGCTTTTCTAATATCTTGAAGTCCACCGTCATTATGTTTCTTCTTTGATCTTAATAGATATGTTACTGCTGTTCCTACGTTATAGCTTAGATCAAAATTACTTACAACATCTTTAGCCATATATCCATTTTTGCCCTTGTAATATTCAGGTATTTCTTTTGTCATTTTTTTAATTTTTCGTTTGTTAGTTTTTCTATTATTTCTTTATCTGTATGTACATATCTACTGCCTTTATAAGCTTCAGGATTAAATAAAGATTTAATCTCTTTTATTCTGTCCTTATTGTCATAGTAAATTACCCACCCTCTTGGTATTCCTTTACTGTCTACACAATTAATCGTCTTTTCTATAATCTTTAGAGTATTCATAATATATTTTTTTTATTCCATCATAACAAGTTGATATGCAAGAACCACAATTAGTGGTAGGACTGTAATTAGTCATATAGATAGTGTTGTAAGTCTCTATCATTCTTTTTTTTGCTTGTACGTCTTTTGCTCTACCTGTCTTTAAGTCTTTCCACATATCTAATATTTCGTCTATTATTTCTTTTGGCAATTCATCAGGTGTTTCTATCTCTGTTGTTTTTTGCCAATAGCCCTGTGGACACTCCATAGGTGCTATTCTTGCTTTGACTTTCATAAAACACAAACACCTCTTACAAGTTCCTGTTGGCTTAAAATAGTAAACACAATCCTTGCATAGTGATATTCTATCTTCATAGACTTCATTAGGAACAAAAAACTTATTCATCTACTAATTCTTTTTTAAGTATTGTTCTTACTTTGTCTATTGTAGTAAAAAGACTATTGCGACTTATCCTAGTTTTAGATGCGAGTGAATCGAGTGTTTCTCCAGAATAATAAAGCTGGAATATTTTCTTATCATACCAACTATCTAATTTGTCTAACTCCTTATCTATTTCCTCTAGCTTTGTCCATTGATAATTCACTTCTTCATTAGGAATATTTGCAATATTTTTACTATTACTAATATCATATACCATATCATCATTACTAATAGTATAACTACTACTGAAACAACTGCTGTCAATATGTGTGTAATATTTTTTATATTTATAATAAAATGGACTTCTTGTACTTGTTAAGGCACGTTTTAAAACTACTGCTCCATAACGTATTATTCCGTCCTGTCCGTCTTTATCCCAAATAGTTTTCAATGTATCAGGATTCATTTGCATAAAATAAAGCATTAACTCCTGTACGCTATTATCAATATCTTCTTTATTTTTTGTAATACCATAACACATAGTTCTGAAATTATCACTTAGCTTTGATATTTCAACATATATCTCAGTCATTTATTGGTTCAAGTTTTTCTATCTTATCTACTACGTCTTGTACCATCTCATTCAAAAGAACTCTATATGCTCTAACTACTGATGCATTTCTTTTAGTTTCTATTCCTGCTAAAAATCCATTAGTCATAAGAGATAAGTTAATTGGCAAGATCATTACCCAATCCCAATAATTATTCTCTCTAACTCCCTTTCCATATCCATTATGATATTCTATTAAGACATCTAACACTTCTAAAAAATTATTCCATCTTGTTTCATTTGCGACATCTTTAACAAATTCTTTTATCATTAAAATATAACTACTTATAATAACTTCGTGTTCACTATTAGCATAAATAGGCTTTACCATTTGCCAAAGTTATAAAAATATCTATTCAATTCCTTTTTCCTTTTTTAATTTATTAACAAGTGATTTGTAATAACCTATCTTTTCTTCATATTCAATACGACTGATCTTAACTGTTGTTCTGGCTAATCCTTCTAAATGTTCAGCAGTACCTTCTCCATACTTAGCATCTAAATTTAAAGCGAATTTATATTGTTCTCCTTGTTTAAACATATTACAACCAACACATTGTGCCTGACAATTTTCTTCATCAAATCTAGTTGCTAAAAAACTCCTACTTTGAAAGTGTCCATTTTGCATTCCTTTCTTATAATGTTTAACACAACCACAAGTGAAGCATTGAACAAGTCCATTATGAGAATCTCTAAGTCTTATATAAAGACTAAACCACTTATCTAATTCTTTTTTTAATTTACTTATTGTCTTCATAACCTAAGTCATTACGCCACTTATCCTGAATAATACCTTTTCTTGAATTATAAACTTTACCTCTTAACTCAGGTTTTTCTTCTTGTAGCTTTGCTCTCATTCTTCTAATAGTTTCAGCATTAGTTAGTTGGCTTTCAGCATATTGCTTTAAGAAATCATAAGCAGTAATTTCTTTAGCATCTAATCCTTTATATTCTAATTCTCTAAACCAATAAGTTGCTATTAGTTTACTATCACTATCTTTCAAGTGGGGTGTTCTTTTTAATAACGATTCTATTACTTTTTTAGTTTTCATAATTATTCTTCAAATTTAGTGCAAAAGAATGCTTCTAATACACAAGCTAATATAATTAATAACCAAATGATTGTTAGTATCTTCATTTTAATAGTTTTTGTGATTGATAATAAGGAACTGTCTTAGGATCTTTATTTAATGTGTGTACTTCGTAATAGGCATTGTCTATTCTTTCTTTTTTATGTTCGTATGTCCATTTGTAAAATGTTCTGATATTTAAAAAAGGTTCGTCTTTACCAAATCTTACACCTAATTTAAAAGCATCTTGTACTTGATTAAATGTCATATTTCCAAAACGCTTTTCAGTCATTAAATCTTCTGCAAATATTTTACTTAGTGTTGCTAAAGTCTGAGGATCAGTTTTGTGTCCTATCTCTACTGAGGTCTTAGCTAATAAGTCAAGACATTTTTCAGATAGTTCTTTTAAGTTTTCTTGTTTTAATATTTTCATAATAGTTTTTTAGCTTCTTGCCAAGAGTTAATTTGTGCGTCTAATTTAGACATTCCTGTTGACTTAGGAATATTCCATCTTTTAGAATTTTTCGCCCAAGTTTTTAATCTTAGGTTTGTACTCCAAGTTGTCTGTAATTCATATTTCATTTTTGTTCCTGACTTATTAGGTTCAGTCCAATAGTCAACAAAGTCATTTAATACACTTTCTTCATAATCAAAAGAAGAAACTTCTAAAATAAATTTTTCCTTTCTATTAGATATAGTATTATTTTTTATTATTATTTCTTTATTCTTATTAATAGTTGTGCATTTAGTTAAGGACAAGTTGTTAAGAAACTTCACAACTAGTTCTTCATTTATTTTAAAAAATTGTTTAGCTGGTACTCCTTTGCGTTTAGTTTCTATTATACCATACTTTTTAAGCGTTTTAATGCACTTTCTCTGCTGAAATGGTGTAAGTGTAGTGTCAGCTTCTATATTAGCTTCTGTATTAAAAAACCAACCATCAGTCATTCCGTTTGCTATAAAGTATTCTTCTTTTGATATTAGGTCAGCAAGTAGGACTGTTTCTTTCAATCCTATTTGCTTTG